AAAACGATTCTAGGTTTACAGTTTTTTCGACACTCCACCCAATAGCATCAAGAATAGACTTGAGGGGCTCTACAAAACTCTTCTCAAATTGTAGGTCATAGTCGATGTATTTGTCAAGACCAAGTTCTTTAGGAAAGTCTTGAATGAAGGAGATAATATTCTCCTGAATGATATTTGGTTTTTTCAAATAGATAAACTTAATTTTCTCACCATTACCAATGAGTGAATATTTATTTGTAAGTTTGCCTTCCTTCACATAGTGATTGAACAGCAGTGCTCCACGAATGTGAATTGGAGTTCCTTTAATATAGATATCCGATGAAGATCTGTACTTACGAACATCAGATGCAGTTCTTGGGAAAGCAATATCTTCTGGAGGAAGTGATTTAAACTCTGAGCGACACTTATCAATAAAGTTAATTACATCATCTTCTGTACCGTTCATCATCAGTTTAAGACCATCTTTAATCATCTGGCGACAAGGAGCAGGAGTGGAAGATTTAACTGCCTCAATACCCATCATCTTCAGTTTGGGTTCATTGTATTGAACACCCTCACTATTCCATACGTTGAGAATATAACGCTTCTTCGCAGTCCAGATACCACGTTCAGCAATATTCTCACGCTTCATAAACATCATTTGATCATATGCCGAAACGTAATCCGCAAGTTCCTGATAACTGGATTCGATGAATGGTTCCAACTTGTCTTGACAGATCTTATCAAGTATTCCAACAATCTTTGTTTTATCACCAGACTGATTACTAAAAAATTTAGTAACAAGAGGTCCAAGATTAAGATAGATTGAGTCAGTGTCAGATGCGATAACATAATCTTCTGCCTCAGTTTTTAAAAGATTATTTAGATACTCGTTCATTTTGTTCTCAATCCAGCGGATAGAGACTTGACCAGAGAGTGTAATCGCTTCTGCGTTTGCGAGTTTGTAATATCTAAAATACTGGTTACCGATAGCGCCATAAGCACTATTAAGCTGAATCTTCCTAGCCATCTGGATATTGTTACACCGTGCGATTTCCTTTTCCAGATCCTTAGTCTTTTTCTTTTCATACTCCTGTTTAGCAGCAAGCATTTTCTTTTTATAGACAGTTCGATCCTTATAGATCTTCTCCATCAGTTCTGGAAGAAATCCACGTTTATCCTTACGGTACATAGCACCATTGGCACATACCGCATTGTCCTTATAGAACTCAAACTCAATATCTTGGTTTAAGATTTTTTCAACAGTCGCGCTGGGATGTCTTTCCTCACAGAGGGTCTCTGGTGAGATGTTGTACTGCATAATAAGGTGAGGGTAGAGACTATTAAGGTCAAAAGACACAACCCAATCATACTTTCCAGGAATCGGTTCCTTGACGTATGCTCCTGCATATTTGGAATCCTTATCAGAACGCTCTTTTGGAGGAATTACAATATCCCTCTTCTTAAGGTAATTATAGATAATTGTATCCCACATTCGAACTTGACTAAACACATCTTCATAATTCACCTTAGCGTCATATGCCATTGTGAGAGCAAGTTCGATGAGTTTCATCTTATCTTCCAGACGGTCAACAAGTTCTACGTCAATAATGTTATATTCAACAAACTTTTGCCAACCTTTAGTATAAAAGTCTTTAAAAGTATCAAACTCACTGTGATCTAGTTTCTTTTGACCCAGTTCCACATTAGCAATGTAGTCAAGGCGATAAGATTCTTGTGCTTTGTAAGTGAATTTTTTATAGAGATCAAGATAATCTAACTGAGAAATCCCACCAATATCATATGAGATTTGTTTCCTACCCGCAATAAAAATCTCATGTTCGGTGACCAATCCCCATGGTGAAAGTCTTTTCATCAACTTTTCACCAATGATTCTCTCCATACGACGAACCAGATATGGAATATCGTAAAGTTTACTATTCCACCCAGTTAAAACTTCTGGAGTATTGTCTTCAATCATCCACCAATTTATAAAATCATTTAGCAAATCATATTCATTGTTGAATTGCTTGTAATAATGATTTCCCTGTTTTAGTTTAAATGGACCCTTTCCCCAAGTAATAATCTCTTTAGTATTATAGTCTTGAATTGTAATCAAAAGAACTTCTTCAGCGGCAGATTCCACGTCTGGAAATCCATTCTCCGAAGCAACCTCAATGTCAATTGTTGCTAACTTAACCTTACCAATATCAAATTTAATCTCATCCTCTGGATAAGTTTCAGAAATATATTGGTAGATAAACCGCTCATTTCCATAAATTTTAAATCCATTGACACCTTCATATTTTTTTATGAATTCTCGGCAATCGCGTACAGATCCAGGTTGGACAGATTCTACATATTCGTTCTCTAGAGTTTTATATTTGGTTTTTTTGTTGCTATTGACAAAAAGAGTTGGGTAAAACTTCTCTCGGGTTATGAAATGTCTACCATTTTCATAACCCCTAACGAGGAAGTTATCACCCACCATTTGAACGTTTGTATAGAATCTCATCAGTTACTTTTTGGAATTGCTTTACATACTGAAACTTTCGTTTAGCAAACGAATCAACGTCTACTTTCTTCCCAGAATAGAGTTCGTATGCCATCATAAACATTGTAAAATAATGCCAATGTGCTTGCGGCATATACTGTGGAGAAAGACATACAAAGATATAATCAAAATTATAGTCTTTAAACTTATACATGTCTCTAGTATAAGTTTCATACTTATCTTTACCTATAAATTCATAATTAAAATCATTTCTGTTTAAATTACCAGAGTTTGGATTAGCAATCCATTCAAATTTCTTCAACTTACCTTGTAAATGTAACCATGCTCCCCAATTACCCTCATGAACTCTATCGTGTAAACGGAGTTCTTCTGCTTCCATATTTAAGGAACTTACTGCCGATCCAGCAAAATCACCGAAATCAAGAGCGAAAATATCATCATGATGATCAATATTTACCAATTCAATATCTTCACGATTCTGCAATTCATATAGAATTTCATCATGATCATATCCAAAAGAAACATTTGAACAGTTCTTAAGTCCTTTCAGAAAAACATCATAACAGTAAATTAGAGCTGCCTGATCTATGTAAAATTGACTTTCTTTAAAATCAGTAAATTCATATAAATTCTTCCACCTTGTCATTGGGTTGTCATCAAATGCAATAGAATTATAAACTTCTATAGTTGGACCCATAATATAATCAAGGTCAATACTTAATACTTTATAAGTCACGATACAACCTCCTTATATTTTTCCAGTACTTCTTGTGAAGGATCAACAATTGTCAAAATACTATCAGAACTAATCATCAAAGACCTTTGATCAGTGAAAATTGGCCAACGCTTTAGATTTTTCTCTTCATCTATACTAAATGGATTTACCAATCTACAATCTGGTTCTCCAACTTCGGCACCAACTTCAATGATTTCTGTAATTAGTGTTGCCCCGATCTTTAAAATTAAACACTTAATCATTAGTAGAATCTCCGTACATTTTTAACAACCTATCCACAGGATTCATCACCGTCACAATCCAATCTTTAGGAATAGCAAATTCTTTATCATCCGTAATCAAAAACCAAGATGATAAAGAAACTTCAACTGATGACTCACTAGAATTTTCTTCAGACAAAAACATCGGTGTACTCATATCAACTTTTTTAGGTTGAATAAAGAGATACCCAATAACTCTTTTATCCTCATCAACAAGTTCTTTAATATCTGAAATTAAAACTTCTCCAGACTTTAGTAATGCCAGTTTTACACTCATAATTAGTTTGTCCCTTCAAGTATTCTACCAATAAAAAAGGGAGGCGTCAACTGGTTTGTGCCAGTTACCTCCCCGTCTGCGCCGACGATATTCAGTTGTATTTATCAGGATGTATCAGGGTAGAACGGCGGCGAGCGTTCCCCCAAAGAAAAGAGTCATTGCTGTTCCCAGTGTTAAGGTGGCGGTGGTAAAGTTCATCGTCTCCTCCATAGGTCTGAATTATATAGTCATTATGTATCATAGTGATACAAAAGTCTGTAACCACCGTTACTGAATATAAGACAAATGTTAAGGATCAGAGATAATCCTTACGCTGATGATGCTCTGGAACAACCTTACCTAGTTCAATAACTAAGAGCCCATCCTCAAATTCAACTGATCTAACTTCCGTTTCATCTGATAGGGTCCATGCTCGTGTGAAAGATCGTTGAGCCATTCCTCTGTGGAAATACTCTGTTCCTGTTTCTTTATCTTCTTTTTGTCCTTCGACAAAAAGTTTACCGTCTTGAGTGTAGACATTGACTTCTGCCTTTTTAAATCCTGCTAGTGCGATTTCAAGCCTTGACTCTACGTTGCTGACTTGAACCAGATTATATGGCGGATAATTCGATGTGGTTTCGTGGAGTTTAAACACACGATCGAAGTATTCGTCGAGACCAATACTGTTTCTATTTATACGGTCTAGCAGGGCAGGAAGATCCGCTGCGGTATAACGCATGAGATTTGTCATTTTTCTTAGCTCCTTGTAAAAGCGAGTTTGTGTTGTGTGGACCCTTACGGCATCCACTACTAATTATACAAGAAGCATAAAAAAAGCGGGTGTTGCAACCCGCTCCTTATCATTCGGTTTCTTCTACACGCTTTTTCTTGGAACCAATGTTGTATTTGGTTTCCAGAATCCAATCACCTTTGTCCTTATAAGCAAGGACTTTAATTTGGTTAAGTGGAGCAATATCTTGGATCTTAGTAACATCCACGATACCAATCAAACCCCAGTCAGCAAGTAACTGAGCAATGCGATTACGACGTTGGACATCATTCACCGTCAGATTTGCGTGCTTACCATCAAGGGCAAACAATTCCTTAAAGTGGACGAGATAATATCTACCTTGCTTGTGTAAAATATGGCAAGACTGATAGATTTTCTTTTCCTTTCGTGATGCGACTCCAATACGAGTCAAAGTTTCGCGTACTTTCAAAAAGTCATCAGGTTCGTTAAGAACCACTTCAACCATTTGATCGGGCGTCCACTTCACTTCAGGTTCTTGAACGACACTCATTTCTTTCCTCCAGTTTCAAATTTCGATTTTATAAAATTAAGTTGTTCTTCTGTTAGAATCCTCAAAGCTTGTTTTGCCTTTTCATTACTATAACCATAATAACGTTTGACATAATCAAGATCTTTGATTGT